CGTCAGTGACGCGCTTGATTCATGTTCGATGTGAGGAGACTCGCAGTAGAGCTAATGCTCGTGGCACGCCCTAGTGCTAATCTCGGTTCTCCCTCCGAATCTACCGAACGCGTCGCTGACGGATCGGAGCTGGGGGAGGAAACGCTCTCGGAAATTACCGCTGACACTGTCAAGGGTGGTATCCGGAGTATGTACCTTGCAGGTCAAAAATTAGTGAACATATGTTCAAACCGGATTCCGGTTGTCATACCGACGCCCAAGGGGCGACGCACTATGTCTCTGACCTTTAAGGCTGCCCTATCCTACGGAAAATCCACTTCAAAGAAGTGGTTCCAGGAGGCAGTCGGGCCGCAAGCAGACGACGCGGGTAATCCCATTGGGCTTAACCGTGCCGCTCGCACGCGGTTACGGAGTGACCTGAAAAGGGGGCTCATCTCACGGAGAGAAGCCACCTTTCTAGGCATTCAGTCCGCCTTAGTAGTCACCACTCGGTTCAAGATCATGGATCTAGAGGAGTGGGCCGGATTCCGGCACGAACTATTCAAGGCGTGTTACGAGTGTGGGAACATTTCCAAGTTCGGGAAACAATGGAAGAAGTTCACTACCGCCGTGCAAAACCAGATGTTGATGAACCAACTTCTCGCGGACCCAAGGGGTCAACTAGAAGAGATAATCAAATCTGTGCCAATCGCAAAGAAAACAGTGGATATTTTGTTAAGAACAAATATTCCGCTGCTCCGTCCGATGGGAATCCCACCGAAAGAGCGAATGTGGATTGTAGCTCATCTGACGCAGTCGAGATTCTTGCCGGGACCTTCCCGTAAAGAGTGTCTCAGCTCCGTCGTAGAGTTGAAGGAACGATTGACTGGACCGAGGCCCGACGGATCCCAATGGGAGTCCGATCGGGAACGAATCCGATCTATCGAAACTGCCTGCCAACAGGTAGGAATGGAAAACCGGGATGCCCGGGGAGCGAAGGACGTGACAAAGTCACACCTTTCTCTTTCCAACTCCGCCTGTTTGGAGTACACCAGAATGCAGGGGGGGAAACTCGCCATATTATGGGGAGAATTCAAAGAGTTCTTGGATTCCAAGATCTCGTCCCACTTCAAACTTGGTGTGAAAGATGATGTCGACCTTTTCCGGGTTCGAGGACTCCTCGATTCCGTACTAAGGTCGGTCAATCGGAAAGACGCAAACCGACCGTACCCGAAGGTGCCAAGTCTCAAGGAGAAATACACCAAGGGCGAGATCGGAAAGCGCTTTTACTGGGAACTGCTCATCGCGCGTTCTCCCATGGGGAAAATACCTGATGAGATGAGCCCAGAAGACTTGTACGAATACAACAACCCGGAACTTCCGGCGGTGTTCCATGACCACCCGTTGTTGACCCGCTACCTACCTCCCGGCTTCAATTTGAAGGGGGGAGGAGTAGCGGATGCGTACCAGTTAGCTCGAATTAATCTGGAAAAAGAAATCGAGCGTCGAACCCGAGAGCAGACAGGTGTTTACGATGCCATTGGCAACGAAATCTGTCCGCATCGTTTTATCGACCTTCCAATTTGGAGGGCCGCTTACGTCTCGGAACCGATAGAAACAGAGAACTTCAACGAACCTCTACCACTGGTAGACTCCGATGGGGACACTGTTCTGGATCTTCGCTCAGGAATTGACAGCCGCCTTGGGATGCTGCTCTTCCTGTGGTCGGAGACCAAGTACAGAGAATGGAAGGCCAATGGCCAGCAACCGCTTCCAGTGGATCCGGTGCCTATCTCTGAACCGGGCGTAAAGGCAAGGATTGCAACCAAATCACTGATCTGGATCAATCTTTACCTATCGCCAGCAAGCCACCTTATCAAGGAAACGATGATGTCGATTCCGGGATGCCGGGTAGGCTTGAAAGGGTCGGACCATGCATGGAACTTCGAGGCGTCCTTTGGACGCCACGCAGCCCAGTGGAACGAGATTGAAGCAATCTCGACCTCTGATCTAACAGCCGCAACGGACTGGTTAGAACATGATATGGCCTCTCGCGGTATGAAGGCTTTCATCGCAGGACGGTTCACGGAACACCCTGCGACGCAATACCTCGATCGCGCAATAGACCTTGTTTGTTCGCCTCGATTACTAATCGAGAAACCCTCTTGCTTCAATTTGAAGGGAGGGATCCGAAACAAACCGGTCTACAAAGATTACCTGAAAGGGGCGCCTGCATTGCAGGTCACCCATTCAGGAATCGATTACCGTGGGTTCAAAACGGTCAGGGCCGTCTTGATGGGGGAACCCCTCACCAAGATGATCCTGTCGTTGATGAGTATCGCAGCCGAGCGCGCAGC